TCACAAGATCACCCGCCACCGTCACATTGTTTAATACCAAGACGTTCGCCTGTGCATACTCTGGTCGGGCCGGGAAACATAATTGACGAATAATAAAGTATTGCAAGATACGCTTCATGGATTGCTCTTGCACTTCATTAAAGTAACCTTGAATGGTCGTTAATACCTCTGGGAAAGCAAATTCTTTTTGTAAAAACTCTTGGTCATTGGCAATGCCTTGAATTCTCTTATACTGCACTTGTGCCACTTTGCGAAACATCTGTAATAAATCCGTAACACTCAGTTTATTCATAAATGCATCTTCAAAAGGTTCCGCTGGGATACGTAATGTAAAACGATAAATATTCACATATTTTTCAATAACCGGCACCAGATTACGGACACCCGATTGTAAAATAGTAAAGTCGTTCATCGGCATCCAAGGTTTAAACGCATCATACCATTCGGCAACTTTAATGACCTCCATCTTCTCATAAACTACTTGATCGTAAGGAACTACAAAGGCAGGCACCTCCACTTTTTCTAAATCGTGCTCATATTTCTTTAAGGTTGGTCGTTTGTCTGTGCCAAAGCGTTGTGTCGCATATAATTTCTTTATTTTATATGCCTCCTTGACAATCGTCGCCCAGTCATAGTCTGAACGGTATTTCTCGTTCAATGCCTGTAAGCAACATCCTAGATGGATCTTCTTTGCAATACTGGATTGGATTAATACAGACGGTAAGTTCTTTAAGAACGCCATATAATCCATGAGATACCGGTTTTTGTTACGCTGTTCTACGCTCTCAACCAACTTTTTCTTAATGGCTTCTCCCCGTTCTATCAATCCACGATTGACAATCTCTTTCTCAAAGGTCTTGAATTGCTCTTGAAGCTTTACCACCGTTGAGTTTAACTCATCTTCAAATAATCCCAGCATCTTCTGTAGAATCTCTTCTTTCGTAATTGTTAGCGCATAGCGATCCCATAAGGTGCCTCTGGTAAAGGTTAAATCATGAATCACTCCCATTAAATAATGAAGCAGTCCCTCTTTCTTTAATTTAAATCCCTCCATGGGTGTGCCATAAGGAGACCATAAGTGAATACTGTTCAATGAACCTTGCCATATATTAAACTTTAAGGTGCGGTTTAATACCTGGTTTTGTAAATCACATACCCATAGCGAGACAAATGTCGTATAATAATTGAATAAATCCTCAATAAACTGTTTATTAACTTTATCCATGCTTATCTTGACATGTTGATACATGGCCGAGGGCACAAGAGATTCAATCACTGCCTCCTGATTGGTGCTGGTGGCCGCCCGAATAAATGCGCTAAGAATGCTATCTTCTACATCAGGCAGAGCCTCTTTTAATTGCACAAACCGCGATAGTCTCAATAATATAGGCATTTTATTATAGATTTCTACGATTTCCAAAGGCAGTCCGGTCGCCTTCTGTAATTCCAAAATCATTCGCAATGCAATCTCCTGTATTTCTTTCTGACTCTCTTCTAGAGCGGAAATATCTATCGGCAGCGCGTCGTCATAGAGAGGTAGCAGAATCTCATCCGGATTATCGTCTTCCACCATAAATTCGGGCACATATTCAAAGACATCGTCTGTCCGGTGTTCGGTCTCATCAAACTGCTGCACAATGACGGATCCACGTTTTATTTCTTTTAGTTCAGTCGTTAGAGAAGTTAACGGCCAATGAGCCTCGTCATAAATAGAGGTTTCTGTGCGTTCATAGCGCTGCACTTCGCTGGCTACTTTTTCTTCAATGCCTTCTATATCCCATTGATAGACCGTTTTCATCCATTGATCCAAATCCTTTAAGCGCTCATTTAATAACATGGTCTTAATAAGATCCACCACCATAGTAAAGTCGGCAGATTGTTCTTGAATTTTCATAGCCAAGTCATAAATGGTCTTGGGCAAGTTGGTTGTGTCTATCCGATTGATAGGGGTCGCTTCGGAAAAGACACGATATAGCTCTAATAGATTCGCCTGCAATTTAGAGAGCACAGGTATGATGCGTTGTATAATTCCCTTTTGAACGTGATAAAAGGCTAGGCCTCCCACTTCGGGAAACTTCAAGGGTTGTGGCGCAAAGGTCATTGGTTTTAGAAAAGCAAACACCTCTTTGTCCTTCTTTTGTAGCTTCTGGAGCTTCTTAATCAATACATCCCATTCCTCTTCATCATAAGTTTCTAAATTAATCCCATAGCCAATGAAGCTCTTCCATAGACCATACAGAGAATCAATCTCATCTATCTTAGCCACAAATTCATCTAATTCAGGATGAGCGAGCTGTTCGTAATAATCCTCCATGTTTGGCGAAGTGATCATAAGCTCTTTCCAGGGAACTTTCACGGCATCTATCTTATCGTTTAGAGAGAGCTTATCAAACTGCTCGTCAAAGGGGGAAATGCCTTGATACATCTTGAACGAACGAATCTTGGATTGGATATTATCTTCCTTTTGAATGATGGCACGGTCACCTGATTCTAATTCAATCTCACCGTGAATCTTCCATTGGGGCGGTTCCGTTGTATTGGTGGATTCAAAATTTAAAAACGCCTTTCGCATTTCTTCACGACGTAAATAGTAATTGTCAATCTTGCTCGCCTCTTCATATTTTTCATGAAATACATCCTGTTCGTCTTCCACGTTATGACGAATGACATTTACTACAGGGATGTGTGAAAGAGAAATATCTGATAAAGGGATTTTTAGCAATTCGGTATGAATCTCTAACATACCCTGTGCCTTACGATGAATGGGAATGGAGGACGTATCTTTTACTTTTTGAAGTAATAAAATTAGTTGATCCATTAATTCCGCCGTAGAATGGATATTGACGCCAATCTTATTTTCCTCATCTCCATCTCCATCTCCATCTCCATCGCCGTCTGTATAGAACTCACGGATAGTAATTTCCGGTAATTCTTCGTCTATATATACAATGGATGCCATCCCTCTACTGATTGACAGAAAAATATTATCTACTAGTTATACATATGGCTAATATAATAGATACAATAAAACGATATCAAGAAAATTTTCAAACATTGCCTGGTATTGATATATCTGGTTCAGGGGTTTTTCTTGATTATACACATAGATTAATAAAAGATTTTGTGATGCTTAAAATAGAATATAAGTTTGGAACACAAATTGACAAATATTTATTAATGAATTCAGACCGGCTGCTATATGTAAATAAAAAGATGCTGATACAATTATTAAAATCTATATTTAGTGAAATCCAAATCTTTACAAATGAACAATTGCGAGATAGTATTTATGAAGGTGTTAAATGGATCAGTAAGATGTTTAAAAATGATTATAACAAATGGGGTTTATTAACTGAAAATCTATATAAATCACACGTTAATTCCACATTTAAAAGCCCAGAATGGGTTGCATCATTTGCATGGGATGAAATAAAATCACGCACAGATAAAAAGAACGTAACTCTCTTACCTTTTTGTGTAAGTGATGTGGGAAGTGGAATGAATAATGTCTCTACGATTAAAGATATGTATGAAAATCATGGTATCCAACATTTTATTATGTTTGACGATGGTGCTTATTCTGGATTGCAAAAATCGTTAGCAGTATTTACACATACCTGGAAGGAATTAACCTCTAATCCGAATGTAAAGACACCATTTACTATAGTTGTTGTGATTCCTTTCATAACAGTTAAAGCTGTTGATGCATTTCGTTTGAAGGCAAGCACCTATAATCTTGGATTTAATAGGGAATACATTGATAATAATAATAATTACTGTGAATGGGAAGACACAATCAATAAGCGTAGTGTATTTTTATGGGGTGGTAAAGTGGTCATGCAGAATACGACGGATATCGTTTATAATAAAGTTAGCAAAATGATACCACCCACCCAAAAAACCTATGGTATATGCAACGATGTATATAATTTTATTATAAAAGATATTTTAACCGACCTAGGAGGCACACTTGGTGCATCCATGTGTGTGTTTGAACATAAATTACCGGATTTCGTATCATTGCCTACAGTCGTCGCAGATATATTTACATCTGCCTCTGACATACACGATCATTATTATAATAAAAATCCACCTTATAAACACATACCCACAAACGCTACACCGGACTTAAGAAAAGTATTTGATTGTTATAAAATAATTGCTACTGCACCACATCTGCAGCCAGTGTATAGTGGAGGAGCAGTATCCGTTAAAAAAACAAAAGAAACGATTACCTATTGTAAGAAAAAATATACCGTTCTTCTTTCAAAGCGCGGCCACAAATATATTATACATAACGACCGCAAAGTGTATTTAAAATCGTTGCATCACCTTTAAATTTATCAGATCCTGCCAGCATTCGTAGATATGTTCTTTAGCATGCATCACAATGGCTTCGTCCTCTTTTAATAGTAAAGTTAAATCATTTATAACATCTACGTCTTTTGGTGATAATTTTCTAGAATTTATGATATTTTTGATACGTAGCTTTTCATTCTCAAATAATACCTTATCACTTAGCTGTTTATGTAACGCTGGAATGGGTAAAATCTTAAATTCTTGAGCACCTGTCTTCTGTGTCAATAATTTCTTTTGTTCAGATGTCTGTAAAAACCATTTCATAAATAATGGTTCATAACCGGCCTCAAAATGGGTTCTTAAAAAAGCTTTCTCCTCATCTGATAAAATAAAAAGCGGCTTTGGTGCTTGTGTTTGTGTAACACGCGATGATACTGTTCTTCTTCTTAATGGTTGTTGCGCAGATGATTGTCGCAGAGACATATTACTAATTATATAGTTAGTAATTAATCAAACCGAATCCACTCATCATAGACCTCTTTTAAGTTTTGATTCACCAGGCGCAGGCACTGTTTATATGCTAGGGCAAACTCTTCCTTTGTTCCAGTAATATCCTGGTCATTCTTGAGGGTCATTCGGATAACAATCTTTGGATCCAATGGGTGAGGCGCATAGTAACCAATGTAGCTCATGGTAAATTTATTATCCAGAATCTTAATGGGATTACGGATAAAGTGTGAGAACACGATGGATTGGAATAGATTGCCATAGGTATCGTCTTCGTTAAAGATATGCAGGTCATACGTATCTTCCACCTCATCCGATTTGATGAATTTAACTTTCTCTTCAGTCTCTGCATTTAGGGCTTGGTCAATCCGCTCTGATTTTGCTTGGAGAATTTCCAGAGATTTAGCGACCAGATATTTCGCACTAAGACCGGTCTCTGGTTCAATAGAGAAATGATAGGCTAGGGGGTCACCATACTCGTTTTTAAAGTAATTGCGTTCGCGTTGCAGCACTTCCTTAACATCCTTATTCTTCGCATCGTCTTGGATGAAGTAAAAGTTGCAACGACTGACCGGAGAGAATGCTGCATGTGTTTTCGCAATGTCTTTGACAACCGTTGCCGTGAAAGAGAGTTCCTCCCCTTGACGCAGGCGTGTAACTAGAATGGGACGCTTGGTGATGGCGCCCAATGGAAAGATGCGCTGGAGGTCCTTTACGTTTAGCTCCACATTATTCTTCTTACCCTTAATATCGTTCGTGGTAACATTGATCATACTGGTGCCTGTGTTTTTAATATCTAGATAGAATTCCCACTCATTCTCTACGAATCCTTCGGTTTCCTCCTCTGTAAAATGGAGGGGTAGCATACCAATCCGATGAATCATAAACTCATTATGTAGCGGGCCATTGTTCTTATGAATTTTAATACTGGGCTCTCCCTCGCCCATAAATCCGAGCACAGGAACTTCAGAGAGAATTACGCGGCGAATACCATTAATAATAGCCAAGTCCATGTTGTGAATCTGGAAATCATAACGGTTGGCGACCTTTAGAACTTCCTCCTCCTTTTTGCTCAGCTTCTTCGGTTGTTGAAAACGCATCGTATTCATTCTATTCTATATAATCTCTATAATTAATAACTCTCATTTTTTTAAGCTAAGCAATGTGCGTCCATATTTACGGACAAAATCCATTTATAGAGATTAAGCGCAATAATAGCAATGATTTTATTCTATAGTAATTATTGTAAATCCTCTCAGATGTTGATGGACCAATTAGGCCACTATGGTGTTAAAAAGTATTTTAAATTCGTTAATGTAGAGAGATTACAAAGCAAGGGTTTATCGGTGCCATCTTCTATTATGTCGGTGCCGAGTTTGATGATCATGCCGCAGAAGGATGTGCTGACAGATAAAAAGCTCTTTGACTATCTTTTGTTACCAAACAAAGGCCTCATATTTAATCTGGATAAAATGGCTGCACCTAAGACGGAAGGGGGTGCCGGTGGCGGCGCCGCACAACAGCAGCAATCCGCGGGCGATGGTGAGCCATCTGCCTTTGGATTTAAAAACAATATCTCCAGCGATCTCTTTTCATTTATTGAGGAGGACGAGCACCCGAATGCGGATCCGCACAAACAATACAATTGGGCAAACTTGGAAGACCGCAACGAAATTCTCACCGGTGAGATGATTGCTCAAACAGAAAGCGAAAAGAGCAATGGACGGTCCGCTCCGGATTTATCCAAGCTGCAAGCCGATAGAGCCCTTGATATTCAAAATTATATGAATACCTCTAGCATGCCGCCCACCTCTCTCAGTAGTTAAAATCCACATAAAGGAAAACGAGCTCCTTATATTATATAATAAATGCCTTATTATACCATTCGTAATCACTGTTGTTTTTGCAATCACAATGGTCTGGATTTATTTTTTGAAGAAGACCTTTCTGTGCCTATTAGTTATAATATGATGAATGAAGCATCGGATGCCATTTGGATCCCGTTTAATATTCTTAAATGTGCTCTCTGTAAAACGTATCAAACCAAATACTTGGGAGACTTAAATCAAGTATATGGCAGACACGTAAATCCAGTTGGTAAAATTCATCAAGTCATGAAGGAAACTTATACTGAATTCATTTGTAAAAATCACAAAATTACAGGAATTATTGAGATTGGTGCAGGGAATGGAGATTTGTCTGAGTTGATCTTAAACAAACACCAATATATTCCTTATTATATCATAGACCCTTATTATTGCGGTAAAACAGAAGGACGCATTGTTCTGCCGCAATTTATAGAAGATATAGAAAATATACATGAGCTATCTGCCAATACCTTAGTGACCTCCCATGTATTTGAACATTTATATCGCCCAATTGATTTTATTAAAATGGCTTTAAAAAATAAGATTAAATACATATACCTATGTCTCCCTGATTTTGAAAATTCTATACAAAAAGAAAGTTTTTGCAATACATTAAATATTGAACATACATTTTACGTTGAAAATAATTTTATCAAAGATATTTTTCAAATGTATGGCTATTGCTGTAATGAAGTATATTTATATTTAAACCATTCTGTAATGTTTGCATTTGAATATACAGGTGAGATTCTTTCTAATTCTAACTATCATCCAATTCAAAAAGAATCGGAGTTATATATTCCGAGATATATGGATACCATAATGGAGAAAGTCGCATATATAAATACGTTATTATGTGATTATTCACCAACTCACACTATTTATTTATGGCCTTCTTCTGCCCATAGTTTATATTTATGCTATTATGGTCTTGACTATTCAAAGATTAATTTTCTAGTGGATAATTCACCAGATAAAATCGATAAATATTTTTATGGCTATAATCTAAAATGTATTGCGATGAAAGAAATTTTAAACACATCTGTTCCATCCTTACTCATTCTACACGGAGGTTGTTTCAATAATGAAATTCATATAGAACATCCTATGATTAAAGTAATATCTTTGTAGTTAAAATCAAAATTACTTAAACACTTAAGCGCTATCTCCAACATCTATAGCCTCCTTAAAGTTTATACCATAATGGATTATCTAAGTAAATTCAATGATGTATTCTGCGAGATGATTAATGATCTGGTGAAGGTATTTCCAACAGATTCTCAGCTTCGCATGTATAAGTTTGGACTGGAAGCGTATCTGGCATCGGATCAGACTATTGTGAGTAGCTTATTCTATGACCAAGTAACAATGCGCTATGCTAAAAAGATTAAAACCCAAGACGAAAGTTTCTTTCTAGAAAAAGATTTCCAAGAATTTAGTGATTACAATAGTGTGCTAGATGTGGTATCTAAACTAAAAAGCTGTTGGCTAGAGCTGAATGATGAGAACAAAATGGTTATTTGGAGATACTTTAAGGTGCTCCTGAATTTAAGCGAACGTTATGGCTCTTAAAGCGCGCCCCACCCATTATCCATTTAAAGAATTACGCAAACTTATTTTTATGAACGACCAACGAGTGTACGTGTTTAACCAGTATTACATTGATCTGTTAAAGAAGATAAAGAACTATGCCAAGGAGCAAAAAGACACCAGTAAGCCGGCAAGAGATATCCTGCGGGCGATGAAAAAGAACTATGCCAGTATGGATAAGTTAGATGCCGGATATGTGAGTGTATTGGACGCTGCCTTCTGGGATGCCTATGATAAACTAGAAGACCCTACGAGCGCTTTCCCTGAGGAATGGGTTACATTTGAAATCTACAATGGCATTCCTCTCTCATGGGTTCTCTCTATCTTTACCGATAAATATACCCTGCATCATTATCTGACCATCTTTACCATTTTTAAACGGGAGAATGTTAATGTGGATGCGGTCGTTGAGGTATTAAAGCACCTATTAAACAAGGACTTTGAAGAGAAAGTCGCGGAATTGGAAGACGAGTGGGTAAAGCAGACGCTTATTAAGCTAAAGGTGCTCCATGGCAAACGTAGTTCCAGTGTGCTAGAAAACGAGCTTAAAAACCTAGAGACCACCTCTCTTGGCAAGCTGGCCAAAGAAATTATGCAGGACATTGACATCAATGAAATTCAACAGACCCTGCAATCTGGAAACATGGATATTCTAAGTTCGCTACAGAACCCGAACTCCGGCTTTGGTAAATTGGTAAGCTCTGTTAGCAGCAAAATGATGGCAAAAATGGCCTCTGGGGAATTATCCCAAGAGAATTTGCTACAAGATGCGCTAGGCTTGGCTTCCAAACTACCAGGTATGATTCCTGGAATGGGAGATATTGGTAAAAACATGGGCGGGCTCAGCAGCATGCTCAGCCAATTCCAAAAAATGGGCATGAACCCTGAAAGCTTAATGAAGGGTATGATGGGTGGCATGGGTGGGGCTGGCGCCGGAGGTAGCAGTAGCCAAAAAAGACCCAGCAGTGGGCGCATGCATAGTGCTTCTCGTAAGGCAAATATGTCAGAACGTTTAAAGAAGAAAATCCGCGAAAAGTCCAGTAAAGAAAATAATAATCAAAGCGAACTAGTAGAGGATGCCTGAAAAAATCTGGTACGAAGATTTAATTAATTTATTCAACGCCCAAAACTTTTATCACATTTTACCGTTGAAAGATATGAGTTTGGAAGAGAAACTCAATGCGATTCTAAGATTCTTCTTATATTTATCCATCGTGCTTTCTCTACTCCAAGCCAATGCGAAATATCTGTTCATTGGACTCTTCGCAGGTATATTGTCCATTGTCATTTACCAATTTGAACAAAGAGATAGAACCGTTGCGGAAAACTTCTTAAAAGACCGTGACTTGGATATTGTAGATAATCAACTATGTTCTCGCACCACGGTAGAGAATCCGTTCATGAATCCCAATATAGCGGATATTAAATACAACCCGAATCGTCCCGCAGCATGTGACCTGGAAAAGGTAAAGAAACGGGTAGATAGCAACTTTAAACAGCGCGTGTTTAAAGACGTCAATGATATTTGGGGAAAATGGTATGGGGCACGTGAATTCTACACGGTTCCTTCTACGACGATCCCTAACGATCAAGAAGGCTATGCAAAATGGTTGTATGGATCGCCGGCGACATGTAAAGAAGGAAATGGCATTGAATGCCACCAAAATATGTACCGTCCAATTATGCGCTAAAATAAATATGTTCTTTAAGGTATAGAGATTCTTATGGCGGCGTCCAAACAACGTATCTTTTTGGATTCAAAAAACTTTTCCACTGATTGCTGTGCGAGAGAAGCCAGAGATGCGCAAAATGAGCAGATGTATGGTTATAACGTCTATCAGTATCTACCGCTCTCTACATGCGAGGCGCCCAAAGTGCGTTCCCCGGACTTCCAATACGATCACCCGAACCTTCGGGCAAAGGTCGGTTATGGTGTGGCGGACGATTGCCTAATTGACGAGGATTCCAAAATACGTAATGACCCCAGCACTTTAACACGGGATCGTTGCAAGGTTCAACTCTTTGAACGTATGTTTCAAGGTTGCCCCAACCTAAAACCGGGTGTATCTGATCCCGGTGCTGAACTGGCCATTCAACAAGGTGTGAATAACTCTATTTATGAGGGCATTAAGATACCTTGCAAGAAAGCCATCATGGAACGTGAGATCTACCACCCGACCCCTCTGGTTGGCTGCATGCAGGACATTCAAGACCCCAACCACATTGTCCCCAGCTGGACATGGGGTGGCGAACCCACTCGGGACTTTGTCCGCCGCAAGGAGATGATGAACCGTTGCGGTTACGGCATGACGAATCTCCATTAAAATTTCCATTTATTTTTACGTATCCCCATTTTTTAATCGCGGCAATAAGTAGAAAAGATATGAGCTTCAATCGTCTTACATACGATCATTGTCGTTATGCCCGTGAGTTAGGTGGTAATACCTCTATCCTCAGTTATATTCTTAACGACGAAATATATGAACATCCCGATAAATGCATACACCGACTGGGACTACTTGGCGGCCCCACGGTCAGTCAAGTAAAAGGTAACTTAGTAGATATGGAAAGTGAGCTCAAAGGTATTACCCGTTTGCTCTCTAAATGTAGCGTATCTCAATCTAAGCCATTGGATGAAAACCCTTTCATTATCAATGATAAGACCGCTCCCATTGATACCACTAAACTGCATTTACCCAGCTGCCAAATGTTTGCTTATCCTGCGGTCCCTATGCCTCCTGCAATGAACTATCCCCATTGCCGCCGTTAATTTTATTCTTATAAGATAAATAACATGAGTATTCCTGCCAGTATTTGTTTAAAAGACGCTACTGCCTTTTATCTGCCGGTAGATTCAAACACTGGATTCTGTCTGTGTGCGCCGGAAACTGGATTATTTGATTACAATCGTGATAATACGGGTAGCTTAAAATGCAGCAAGGATACATTGTATAACGGTTATAACTTTTCTCAATATACCTGTAACGCTACATTGGCTCAACACAATTTCAAAGCCCGTTCTGGATGTGAAACCGGATATATCAGCAGCACATTAACTGGACAGAGCAGTAATATTAAACAATGTCAAGCGACCACCTGCCCCACAGGCTGGACACTTTCTGGTGGCAGCAATTGCGAACGCACTATTAACGGAACAGTGCAAAAGATCTCGCTCGCTACCCTCGGTTATCTGGCTATTCCCGAAGGAACCCCTAAATATACACCTCCTGCCCCGGCACCTGCTCCACCTGCAGTGGAAGAGACCCCGAAGAAAGATTATACACAATTATTGAAAATCTTGAAATATGTAGGTATCGGTTTCGGTGTATTGGTAGGCTTACTGGTTCTCTTGTATCTTGTATCTAAGCTGTTTAATAATAACTCAGCAGAAGGACAACCCGCACAAGCACCCGCGCCGATGCAACAACAAGCACCCGCACCCTATGATTATTCTCAACAACAAAGAGGTGGTCGGCGCCTGAAATACAAACTAGGTAAAAAATAAATATTAAGTTATAACAAGAATAAATGTCCGCGGCTTCGTTGCGCCAAGATTCATGTTCCTATGAAGAACAATTAAAACGTTCCACCGGCCCTGGTATGTATATGCTTGCGACACCTTCCAGTGATTGCCAGGAATGCGGTCAGGATATCCCCAATGACCCTTTTATTCGCTGGCAACAGTGGGGCCCTGGCTTTTGCGAGTATGGTTCCACCATTGATGTCAATAGTGAATTACAGGGACTCAATTACAAGAATACCAGATGCGCCAAAGAACAATATTTACCCGGTAAATACACGCCTCCCATTGAAGGTGTCTGTGCCGCCAAGCCAGGCAAGGACATCCAAAGCACACGGAAATGCATGGCTCCCACGGAATCTACCCGCCTCTCTAACCCTCCCTGTACATTACGTGGCACCGGCTGGAACCGCTGGGAATGGCTCTGCTATGATCCCCAAGATAAAGCAGTGGTTCCCTTTGATTACCTCGTCAGTAACCGTATCATGATTAAAGACAACCATCGCCCGTGTATCCCGGACCTGGTTGATGAGACCCCCATTCTGCCTCCCAGTAACCAGGTGAATATGGAGCAGAAATTCCAACAATGGACACCTCCTCTTGCATGTGGCGCTTCTGCCCCGGGTAATCCCAACCAAGTTTCTTGGAGATCCTGTGACTCTGTCAAACAAATGTGAATTAAAATAAATCTTCGTATAAGGTAGAAAACATGTCCGACCGCACTTTCACTATCTCTGATTCCCACATGAAAGACGTCGGTGAAGGTGGTCGCTACACAGGCAAAGCCCCTTCTCAAGCGGCACGCAAAGCTGGTCGCGCTCTGCTGAAACTAAACCCCGCCAAACGCCAGGTGAAATTTACCCTACGTGAAATGAGCCAAGGTTCGGACAAAAAGGAGTTTAGTTACACCGCTACCAAGGTCAAGCTAGATACACCCAAAACCATTGTGCGTGGTAATAGTCAAATCGTGGTTCAATACGAATACCTAGTGAAATCTTGCAAATAAATTTAGATGAAGCTTTTTTTTATCCTATTTTCATAATAGAGTATGGAAGCATATACAACCGCTGCCTTGTCAGGAATCGGTTATACGTTATCAAAAGAGCGTCAAACGTTTAAAAATATTGAGAACCAACCTCTGCCTCAAAACGATATCCCTTCCATGAAAAATTTATACGATTCAGATTATTGGAACCAAGTAAGAAACCAGGAATTTCAGATGGGCACAGAATCCTGGAATCAAGCTCAGACGCCAACAACGACGGGAGTGGTGCCGCGCCCGGCTTATGCGGACATGTTTAAGCCATTAATGCCAGAGGGTGCTGCAACGGGTTTCAACATGGAGGCGAACAAACAAACCTATGTGGAATCCATGAGTGGTGATTCCATCCCAACGGAGCAATTTAAACACAATAACATGCAACCCTTTTTTCGTGGAGAAGTAAAACAGAATATAGATCCTTTTGCCAGTTCTTCCTATCTGGAAAATTCAACGGGACGTGGTGAGCGTTTCAAGCATAAACAGGAAGTGGAATGCTTCTTTGAACCGATTGCGAATATGGGCAATGTTTGTGGAATGAAAAACAACGTGGATTACTATATCAGTCACATTGAAGCGCCCATTAAACGTAACAATGATTTCCCGATTGAACAAGTGCGTGTCGGTCCTGGCTTGAATATGGGTTTTAACAATAACAGTGAAGGTGGTTTCCAACAGGCTAGAACATTGGATTATGCCCGCCCCAAAACAGTGGATGAATTGCGTCCTCTGTCCCGCCCGAAATCCACATATGAATTGCCATTCCAAGGACCTCAGAAAACGCAGACAGGTGGCTCACGTGGTCTAGAGGGCACAATGTCCAAGAATCGCCCCGATACATTCTATGAACAATCGGAAGATCAATGGCTCAAAACCACGGGCGCCAACACTCGGGAAACCGAACGTCCAGAGTTCATTGTAAAGCCCACTGCTCGTGTGGATGGTCACGTGGAATATCAGGGAGCTGCTGCCGCTTTTGGTGCACAACCTGGTAAGGGTGTAGAAGACGATTATGGTAAGGCCGGTGTGCTCGTCTATAGCAACGAGCGCGATGTTACCCAACAGCGCACGGTGATTAGTAATTTAACCTCTATTGTGAAAGCAGTGGTGGCACCTTTCACGGATATTCTCAAAAGAACCCCCAAAGAATACTTTGTGGATGCACCTCGGACGTTTGGTAATATGCATGCTCAAATACCTTCAAAGCCGACCACCTATGACCCGATTACCCATGCTATGCGCACCACCATTAAGGAGACCACTATCCATGATGCGACCATCTTAAACGCGAAAGGTCCGGATGGTGTCCCTGTGCAAAGCGAAGATGAGGCGCGCACCACCAATCGTCAAACATTAGAGAGCTTTGAAACCACACGTAATGTCAATGCGCATGTATATAAAGCATTTGTCTATGATCCGGAAGTGGTGGCACGCACAACCAATCGCCAAACTGTATCTGATAACAATAATCAACATGGTTATGTGGGTGGAGATGTGACAGGACGCAAGGGTGCCTATTCTCACATAGAAGTGCAAGTCTATGATACACAAAAACAATATGTAAGTGACAATGACCATTATGGCCATGCTGGTTCTGGTGCGCATAAAAACCCGATGTCTTACGATGCGGACTACAATGCGGAAATTGACGGGACACGTGAAATGATGAACATTAAGAGTGGCAACACACCTGGTGCAGGTGGCGCTTACACGGGTCTGACAAAGGATGCTGTGGATATGGAAGTGAAGAAGATTAACAGCGATTACATGACGTCTCGTGAAAATAACAATATCACGAAGGTGTATCAACCATCGGTCAAACCTATTGAACAATGTGAAGTTACCAAGACGCCTCAAGGTGCTTGCCTGGTGGAACAAACCAATCGCCTGGATCCTTCCCTCATGACCAATCTACGTAACAACCCTTATAACCTCAGTGTCAATCCTATCTAGGCAGCGCCGCCCTGCCGATAACACCCATGCAAGCCCATCGGGATACTTAAAGGCATATTGAGAATGGTCTTCGGTTCTTGAAAGTTAGAATGTCTATCAAAAATATAGAGATAATTCATTTGAGTGACACTATCATATACCAGAGACATGACGAAGTTTTCATCGTAAAAGGGTTCGTTAAAGATTTTACCTGGGCTAGAGTAATAACGCATTTCGTGGGTAACTGTATGGAAAACCCCGAGCCCTGAGTATTTTGGTAAAATGACAAAGCACTCTTCCGTCTTTGGATCATAAATAGGCATTTCTACCCAGGCTGTATGCACACACTCCGTATCGGTATGTAGCACTCCCTCCGTCTCCGTGCTTACTACGATGGTGGTTTTATAAATCTGCCCTTGGCATTCTTCACTGGGAGTGGTAAAGAATTTAGGGTATAAAATATAATAGATTTCTACATCAATCACACCCTCTTGGTTTTGTTTTTGTTTCCCACATATAAAATGATAGGAGAACCCAATCACTTCTGGTAAGGGTATTGGTTGATAGACGCCTGAAAGACGATTGACCAAATAGAGGACCGATGCTTGCTGTTTAAATTCAATGCCATTGACCCATCCATTGAGATACCCTTGGGATAAATCCATGGCTAGTCCGTGGTCAAAGAATAGAAAGTAGTCTGGTGTTACTATAAAATCATGAAAATATATAAAGTGTGGTATCTCCAGTTGCACAACGCTACTTACAACGGCATCTATATCGCTAAAGATTAACTGGGTGCTACCAGTCGCCGGATAATGCCGTTCTACAGAGATTCTATTGTGGGTATGGGCAGATATACTGGTTGTATGGGTACCAAGGGTTTCTAATGTAGCTACATCTAAAAGATAAGTTTTACCCATTTCACTGGAAGCAGCAATTGTCTGAGTGGCTTCTTCTAAAAACACAACATTGGTATTGACCGGATTCTTTAGCAAACAGTATTTGGGGGCAGAACCAAATGCACCTGTAAAGAGCCTTTGATGAAAGAAGCGCTCCACTTGCCTTTGCCAGGTTTGTATGTAGCGACCCTGAAAGTAGGCTGCACCATCTATAAATTCTATTTTACGTATATAACCATCGCCATCAAATGGGTGAGTCATAATGCCCCAACGGTCAAATTCTCCGGGACCATTCTGGATATATATACCTTTTAAGCTTTTGGAGACATATCCCAAACGTATTGGATGAGGATATTCCTTGGCATTCTTTAACGATTGAACGTAGTTTTTGTTTAACATTTATCTATAATGAATAATAAAAAGAAAGGTTTATATGGTGACAATCTTAGTGAAATACATCCAGAAGAAAATACCCGTAAAGCATTTGGCGAATAGATCCAATATGTTATAGGTAATGTTCTTGGTTTCGTCCTTTGCATAATAAACGAATCCATAGATGGACCATACTGTGACAAAGATGCTAAAGATGACCAGGTTAGTCAGGTTGGAATAGCCATGCACGAAGACCATATAAATAATGGCATACATCGCGATAAAGCATGCGAAACTGAGCACCAATGCGAGACGTTTATCTATTTTATTGTGTTCGCCCAGATAGCCCAGTAGGAGCATTCCATAGTTCATAGCGATGATGGATAAGAGCACTGGTAGGGTGAGTTTCTTTTTAATATTATATCCGAGGGCAAGACATAGAGATAATAACATAAAGGGCGTCGTAATAGACCAATCTAAGTAGCGTGTTTGCAGCATTTGAGAGTAATTTGGCTTTTCATTGAGACGAGCAACAAATTGTGAATAAAAGAACCCTGCGATGATAGAGATGACTGTTTCTATATTCATAATATGGCGAAGTTCTGGAATCTTGTTAGAGAGAGCTTCAATGAATGTCACTGAACCCGTGGTAATTAGAAATACATAGGTTACATAAAAAGACATTTTCATTAAGATTGGATGGGTGGCGACAGCAGCCATTTTACTCTATAGCAATGTAAAAATATCATGCATATGTAAAGGAAAAGATGTTTAATTATTTATTGCATTATAAAGCCTATCTAGATGTTCTACCTGGTCATGTATTTCTGGCTTCCTTTCTCGTATTTGTTGTATTAAATTTATTTGAAAATCTGATTCATTACAGTATTGGGCGAACTATGGATATGCCTGGTGTTAAAATAAAGATGCCTACCAAGCGAGATTGGGGGCGTATCATTATGATTATGATGATTTTCGCAATTCTACAAGCTTTATTTACATGTGCATTTACAGGATGTTTATGACCGGGTTCGTTTATTCGCGCTTTTTTATTACCTAGTTGGAAATCAAGAAATGTCTAAATCCATTAAGCTGATTCGCGAACAAAAAGAGGAATATATGGATCATATGTTTGATACTATATACGAGCCTCTCTACCGTCATTATAAAACACTGTATCAAGGATTGGTGGGAACAAAGGAAGCTGTTTCCAAGGGTATTTTAAAAACATTTCAGAAAGAAGTCGCTAAGATTCCAGAGTGGAACCAGTTAAAGGTTGAAAGTAGCTACAAAGACTTGATTGATTCTTCCAAGTGCCACTATTTCCCAGAACTCTTGAAGACGATCTATGTATTATCAGTAAAGATGGTGCTGATCGGATTACCGCAGGAAAATCGTAATAAAATTCAAATTAAGGTGCCTGCTCCTGAAACCTTCTATCACCGCCTATTGATCCATGTTGCGCGGGAACTATGGAAGCGTCCTTATCTATTTTACCATCAAGCAAAGAGCGTAGAACAACAGAATCATTTATATCAATTTGAAATCATTCTTCGTCAGAAGATCCGTAGCGTTATCCGTGAGACACTGCCTATTGACCTCATGGTGCAACAAATGTCCAATTCTGAATTACTACGGGAGGATATTAGTAGCGAAAGCGAGAGCGATGCCGAAGAGGAGGATGAACAAAGCGAAAGCGAGAGCGAAGAGGAAGCGGAGGCTGAACAGAGTGAGAGCGAAGAGGAAGCTGAAGTTGAACAAAGCGAAAGCGTTGAAGAAGTGCAAAGTAATAGTGAAAGCGAAAGCGAGAGTGAGAGCGAGAGCGCGGCTGAAGAAAGTGATAGCGAGAGCGAAGAGGTAGCTACGGTAGCTACGGAAGTCCCCGTTGCGGAAGCTACGGAAGTCCCCGTTGCGATAGAAGAACAGAGTGAGAATGAAAGTGAAGTTGAAGTGGTTGAATCCATTGCATTGGATGTAGCTACGGAAGTCCCCGTTGCGATAGTCACGGAAGTCCCCGTTGCGATAGTCACGGAAGTCCCCGTTGCGATAGTCACGGAAGATATAATTGAAACCTTACCGCTGCCTCCTCCTCAACCAGCTGTAGATGAATTAATAAATAAAAATAAACATATAATTATCCATGAAACAGAGGATGAAGATATTCCTATAATTAAAGAGGACGCTGACCCTAATAAGAAACTCATTCATATTCAAGAATTAATACGTAAGAAAAAGGCACCCCATAAACGTTCAAAGAATTCGTTCTTTTAGGTAGTGCGTTTTTTCCGAATACTTTCTAACCGAATGCTATGGTATGTATCCTTTAATAGCCGTTGTCTCTGTGATTAGTTTTTTATTATTACAATACCTGGATGACCAACGCACCAAACGTAATAACACACCACCCTCCAGTTCTGGCAGCAGAGTCGCCCTCTTCTT